GAAATCCAAATAGGACATGATTATGTGGTGGCATTCGTCATAACTTAGGCCATGATACTTCGCCTTGATAAATCCGTTTTCATCATGGTTTATTAAGAATTTAGTCATGGCTAGTCTCCTCGCTTTGCAGGTAAACGGTTTGTTGCATGTCGTCGTTATTACAGTGCGGGCATGCTTGAATAGACGGCACAGCTTCTTGAAATATATCATCGCAAGCCAGACAGTGAACAGTAAGTTTGTTATGCCTCTCTTCCCAGAGTTGTCGTTGTTTGTTAGTCATGTCAGTCTCCATTAGTTGAAGTAACAGTATAAGACTATATAAGATAAAGTCAACGACAGGCATAAAAAAACCTCAGACCGTTTCCGATCTGAGGTTTAAACTCAACTAACTAACTAATTAGTGCAAAGGTGAATAAGCACGGAAGAGATACTACGGGACAATATGGGATTAGTCCAGAACTTTTTTAGCTGAATCCGAAGAGCGTTTGTAAATTGTAAAAATCCAACGCAACTGTCCGCTAATTGTCCGGCCCTCGGCTTTTGCCAACTCTTTTATCTCTAAGTAGACTTCCACCGGCACAAGAACGCTCTTCCATCGTGTCGTGTCCATTATATTCTCCCCGCAAGTATCTGATAGTCTAAGACTATATAGGAACTTATAAGAAGAATCAAATTTTATGCAAAAAAAACCCCAACATTGTTGGGGTTGAAATAAAGGAAAACATTATGTCCTTTAAGTATGCACACTTTTTATTTGGTGTCAACAACTAAAAGGGAAGAAACGACAGATTAATCCATTTCTTCTTTATTTGGCCTCTCCCCAAGACGGTCCCATCTCAATATCACATTTGTTAGGCACTTCTAAAGGCACCGCGTTTTCCATAATGTGGGCCACTTCCCGTGCCTCGTCCATGTCTTTGACGGACATAGCTACCTCATCATGTATCTGCACCATAGGCAGTTTTCCGGCGCGGTAAATGTTAACCATAGCCTGTTTAGTCATGTCCGCGGCACTGGCTTGTATGAGCCTGTTTAGGGCCTTGTACGTGTACGCCCGCTTGAGCCGAGTCGTGTCGCCATACTCCTTAACTGCGTCCCGATACGGCAGGGCTTTGTTCATAGCAAAGGTGTCGGGCTCCCACAGATCAAAGCGGCACTTGCGCCCCAGTATGCTACGGATTGAACCGGCACTGCTCTTGTCGTTCAGCCGGNTCTGTACGCCATTCATAAGACCTTTCACAAACGGTACGCGGTCATGGTACTGCTTAACCAGAGCCTTGGCCTCGGACACTTCGATATCTAACTGATCCGAGAGCTTATTCACGCCCATCCCGTACATCATCCCGAGGTTAATGGTCTTGGCTTGTTTACGGTTTATGTTAGCCATCTCAGCTACCATTGTGTGAAAATCCATGTCTGGGTTATCATTGTATCCGTTAACAAATTCTTCAACGGCATCCATCTGAATACCTCGGGACTTACCAAACACATGAGCATAGTGAACTAAGATGCGCGGCTCCTGTTGCGAGAAATCAATTGCCGCCCACTGCTCACCCTCTTCTGGTAAGAACAGACTGCGAATCATCGGACCTAGCTCTGGATCGCGGGCCGGTATCTGTTGCAGGTTTGGATTGTTCATTGAGATGCGGCCCGAGACTGTACCGCCATCGTCCGATCTGATCTGGTTAATGTGACTATGGATGCGGCCATCCTTGTGCGTGTGTTTCATAATCGTATTAATGAAAGTACCCGAAGTCTTGTTCAGGTTCCGCGCCTCCAAGATGAGCTTGGGGAGCGCATGGTCTGTCTCTTGGAGGAAGCTCTTAGTGAACGACGGTGCGCCTTTCTCAGTCTTTGGATAGCTGACCCCTGCCTTATCAAAAGCCTTGGCGAGAGACTGTGCCGCCCAGATTTCTACATCACCCCCCGCCATGCTTTTGATTTGTTTCAGGACAGCCTTTTCCCGCTTCAAGATCTGATCCCGTGTGACCTCAAGTCTGTTGGTATCGACACGGACACCCCGCATTGTCATGTCAACCAAGCATGGGAGGAGTTCAAGCTCCAAGTTAGCGATAGGCCAGAGATCTTCTTTGCCGAGCGTAACACTAAAGTAGTTCCACAACTCCAGTGTGAGTTCAGCATCGACTTCAGCGTAGGGTCCGACATACATGGCGGGCATCTTCCACATCTCAGCCTTGGGATCAACGCCAAATTCCCTAGCAGCGGCGACTAAGTCTTTCTCTGACTTGGTCTTGGACAGGTGGTCGTAAGCCAGTGCGTTTAAGCTGTAGCTGAAGCGGTTCTCGTCGAGCAGACTAGCTATCAGCATCGTGTCTATTATCTTGCCTTTGACATCAAACCCCATTTGCTTTATCCATCCCAAATCATATTGCGCGTTGTGCATGATCTTATCGGCAGGGCATTCAAATACCTTTTTGAGCCATTTGTTGACTATACGCTCATCCAGATTGCCGCCGCCAAAATGCCTAATGGGTACATATCCTGACCAACCGTCTACGGCTACGGCGTAGCCAACTACCTCGCCATCGCCGGTGGGCCATCCCGGCCCATTTGTTTTAAGGTTCGGGTCCCGCGTTTCGACATCTATGGCTATACGACTCGCTCCCGTTAAGTCAGGAAGCTCTAACGGAGGTATCCACTCGGTCTTGGGCTTAAACATCGCCATCTGCAAGCTCATATACTTTGCTTCCGCTCTAGACGCTGTATCTCAGCGTCGATATAAAATTTAATTTTCTTAGCATCCCGCAGTTGTGTTGAGTGTGACGACTCCCCGTACCGGTATGCCGCACGGAATATCTCGCCAATCTGGGCGTTCATATCTTTATGCGAGATCAGGTGTTGAAGCTCGGTAGCATCAAGAGGCAGTTCGTAATAGGCTGCCGTCGAGCCGTCTGAAACCATGAGGTCGGCCAAGCTCGGGGGCTGATACTTGATCAAAGCTTTTGGTTTTTCTAATGCTATGACATTTCGGACATAGCCGTAGGAGGAGTTAGTTTTGGAGGCTATGTTCTTAATGCTGTCCTCGGGGTTGGAACGGTAATACTCCAATATTGTGTCTCGTTTGTTCATTATATGCACTCCATCATCGCTTAAAATGTCTAAGATTTTATCTAAAATATTCATTTGGATTCTTCCGGTAAAACATTGTTTATGTAGTCTACTACCGATAGTTGATTCAACGGCTTGGATTCACAGCCGTCTATCAACTTCAACTCTTCCTCTTCTAGAAAAAAACAAAAGGCAGGTGTACCGTCGCCTACCCACGCATCGATAATGTTATATTCATAATACTCAACGGCCTCTTCGTAACCCATACCGTCTTCCATGAGGATCTTAATAACCTTATCTTCGTCATAAAGAATGACATCTTCTTGACCACATCGACGGCATATACCGACGATTGCTTTTTCCAACCCATCTGCCTTCATCATGTCGAATACCCCACTATTTTCCTGCGTAGCCACAGGTCGTTTAATTTCTGAATGTTTAAATCTTTTTGTCGTCGGCTATTTTCTTGCCTACGGCTTTCCGATCTATCGCGCATAACTCACCCCCAGACTTTTACTTTTTTACCACCGAAATACTCCACGGCGTGTCCTTCATCAATTAGGATTTGGCAGATGCTCCGGTCGTCCGCGGTGTATGGCACCGCTAGTATCCGTCCGTACTTGCCACGCCCTAACGACTCTATCTTGAACTTCTTATCGCACAACTCACCAAGCCGTGCCGCGGCAGCTTTGCCTAATGCTTTCTCCGCTAGGTTGCGTGTCCGGCTCTCTGGGGTGTCGATCCCGTGGAGTCTAAGCCGTTGCTTTTTAAGTTGAACGTCAAAGCCTAAGTTTATGGTCACATCGATAGTGTCTCCATCGACAACTCGCTCTAAAACTACGTTGTATACATATGGTTTCATAAGTCATAACTCCTTGATAAGTCTTCGGGTTCAACTATATATAAATTGTTTTTAGTTCTGGTAACTCCAACATAAAATACCCTATGCATATCGTCGGGATTATTTCTCATCTGGTTATCTGCCGCAGGTGACAAGTCCGTGAACAGCACGACGTTGTCAGCCTCACCACCTTTTGACCCGTGAATCGTGGACACTGTAATCCGAGGCTCGGCATTAAACTTCTCACCACGGCGTAACATAGCTATGATGTAAGCTCGGTCTGTCTCAGGTATTTTGTCCATCGCTTCGTGCCAGATCATGTCGTCNGTTGCCACCAAGCCGTGATGCTCTTGCAGTTCCNTAAGAGTTATCAGGTCCTCTTCATCTAAGGTGGGTAACTTTTTAAACCCACGTTTGACGCGGTCATTGATAGACATGAAGGCGTATATCTTTCGGGCTGTATCGCCGGTGACCTGCCGTCCTTTGCGTAGTTGTTCCCATCCGTTAACAGCGTGGCTTATCTTCTCACCGATTGACCGGTGGCCGCGGTAGTTGAACAGGTAGCCACTTGCTTTCAAGTCTTGGGCCACGGGCTGTAGTTGATAACCCGCTTGGCTTAGTACGAGCCACGAGTTCTGTGACATATCTAGGGCGGACACCGTATTGATCCGCGTGACGTTGCCTCTTTCTTTCTTGGGGTCATACCGTTTCGGGAACCGGCGGTGTATTCGTTTGGCAACGCCTTCTGCCACCGCGTGTACCGACTGCGGTATCCGGTATGAGGTCGAGAGGGTTTCAGAACCGCCCTCCAGATTTATAAAATGGTCTACATCTGCACCGGCCCACCGGTATATGGCTTGGTCGTCATCGCCCGCGCAGTACATCTTAGTCGAGTTGTCATCTAATATATGTGCAATATCCCACTGGAGTGGCGACAGGTCTTGTGCCTCGTCCAAGAAAGTAAGCTCAAATTTAGGGCAGTAGTGAGATCCGTTGGCGGCAAACACTGCAAGCATGTCGGTAAAGTCGTACAGGCTAAACCGGTGCTTGTACTCTCGTAGACAGTTATCGACATAGCTAACGAGGTTCCAATCCTGCTCAATGGTACTGTCGTTGTACTGCTCCCGCAGACCCACCTTGCGAAGTCGAGCCAAGTTAATTATCCCAAGCACTGGATCGCTTGAGCTAGTAACGCTTGGTAGGTCCTCGTCAAAGTTGGCTATCTTGTTACCGGTTAGATTCACCCCCGTAATCTTGGATAGCTCCCGATAGTTCTCCGCTTGCATAACCTGCTCACTGCGTATGTCAGACATGGCTAGAGCTAGGCTATGCAGGGTTCGGAAGTTGCACAGGTCTTCTTTGGGGTCGAGATTAAACCGAAGGGATGCCCGCTCCTTGGCTTCGGTTGCCGCCTTCTTCGTAAACGCTAGGAAGGCAATATCCGTGGGCCGTGTGCCGTTCTCCAAGGCAGTATCCACCATGTTCAACAAGGTGGTGGTCTTTCCAGTTCCGGGCGGGCCAAAAATCCTAAACATTCTTTTCTTTTTCTTTTAGTACAATCTGCCGGATACGCTCTCGGGTCAAACCAAAACGTCTGCCAATACCGGCAAACGTCATGTGTTCATCGCGCCATAACAAATATATCATTCGATTCCTGTCTGCTTGCTCTACCATTAGAAGGGTGCCTCGTTGGTTGTTCCAAAGTCTGGTGTTTTTAACTCTATGTCCACGCTCTCAAACGCGGGTACTGACCAAACCCTAACGGCTCGGCCTTTGATTTTTAACACGGTAGATTCGCCGTTTATGTCCCGCAGTCTTTGAGCGATCTTGTGAGACTTGTAGTCAAACCATTTGTTCTTTTTAAGAAACCCTTCAAAGTCCCGTAACCTAAAATAAGTAACGCATTGATCCTCATCTGTCCACGGACGGCGTAGTAATATTTCTTCTTTGTCTTGCGCTTGCTGTAAGAACCGGCAGAACTCCTCTAGGTAGTCGTAGAACTGACCGCTCGTGCTTGCATCCTGTGCCACTTCCATGATGGCAGACTCGTTGTCCTTCATATCCGTGAGCAACGTGCTGATACGACTTTCCCAAGTTGCTTTCTGCACAGAACGCGGCATAAAGTTAAGTTGCTCCATACAGGCTTTTTGAAATACCGGCTGACTCATCAGACCCTCGGTGTCTAGCTCCAGAGGTTCTCCGTTTACGTCCATAAACCAAACGGGAGGAGTCGAGTCGTACTTACGCAGGTTAGCTATGGATGCCCCTTGGATAGCGGCACCCACACCAAATTTACGGGTACGGCATAGCTCTTTGTTGCAGTGTGCGTTAACGGGAGCGTCACTACACTTGTATGCGTAGTCCTTGCGGTTACACTGCTTGGCAACCGTATTTACTTCGTTAAGCGGTAGCGGGGGGTCCAGATACTGCATGTTGTAAGATAATATTTCTGATTCCCAACTGTCAGGAAAAGCCTTACGCAGGTACACGCCGATATTAAAAAGGCCATTATTTCGTCCTCCTTCACTTATTTTGTTTGCACACAGTATCTGTAAACACGGAGGGCCATCGGCTAATAACGAAGATTTCTTAGTCTCCACCACCTGTAGTCCAACCACCTGTTCGGGGGTCTGGGCATAAGTGCTATGGAGTTTAATAAACTCCTCAATAGTAGCTGATGTACCGTCGTCTTTAATTGCATAACGTAAGCCGTCCTCTGCGTCAAAGTAAGGCAGGTTCAAGAAGTTACCAACATCACCACGGTCTAGGTGAAGCTTGATCTGCTTTGGGAATATCTCTGAATCGCCGTATCCTAATGCGGCAGACATACACTGCAATGCCTTCTGCATGTCTTTTGCTTCTACCCATTCGGTAGAGAACAAAAAGCAGTGAGCCCCGCCTGACTTTGACCGGCAGATAACCAGAGGTAATTTTAATTTGCGTATTTTCTCAACCAGAAGTTTGTGGTCGAGAGGGTATTGATCGATGTCGATGCAACCCCACTTGCAGTTGTTGTCCTCATTGATTGGGATTATCCCGATACCGTGACGGCCAACTAAATGGTTTTCCCATAGAAGCGTGGTGCGTGGTTCGCGAACTACCCCTGCTTTACCTTGCGCTTTCCCGTTTGCACCCTGCTTTTCGATGCGGAAAGTACCGTAGGCTTCTTGGAGGCCATCAAAGATAGCCATAAATTGTTTAACGAGCATTGTAAATCTCCGGCAGAAGAAAAGGGGCGACTCGTGCCGCCCCCATAAAATGCAACAAGCCTAAAAAGGTATGTCGCTATTAGTAGCCGCAGCCTCCTCATTACTGTGCTTGACTACTACATCACCTGCCGTGATTGACTCAGCGAAGGTCTTGCACTGAGTATAAGTACCGACGCTCTCAACTGGACCAACTCGGCTCATCTCCCATCCGTGCCAACTACCCTTAGAGTTCTCCTCCTTGATAGTTTTTAAATGGTAGATGTGCGAGAAGCGTGGGGGAGTAAAAGGCCCATTCTTGCCCTGCATCTGTACAGACTGCATCATGGAGTTCCACTTACGCGACTTCTTTAACTGCGTGGACTTCATTGCGATTAACGCGGTTTCGGCAGAGCCGTCCTCGTTCTGAATCACAACAAAGTGTTGGTGGGTTTCTTCAATATAGCTACCCGTTCCGCCGACAACATACTCTTTGTTGTCGTCAGGTGAACGCTCAGTCTTTGGGCGTTCTTGGTTCGGCTCAAAGATGTTTATCGGAGCGCCACTGCCCTCGCCACGTTGAGCCCACTCAATAAACCGACGCTGATAAGCGCACGGGATCACCTTGATACCGTTAGCGCCTTTGTACAAGTGGCCCGTTACAGTGTTGTAGATGTCGCCCTTCCGAGCTTTATCATTCTCATCCAAGATAGGGTCGTTACCTGAGAGTACTTTCAGGAACGGTAGTGCCAAGTCCTCTTGTCCCATGTTGTCCATACCTTGCCCTGCATCCGCTTCAAACATTGCCGATACGGCTACGACTGCATTCTCTTTCTTTTCTTTCACTGTAGTTCCCATAACTATTTTCCTTTTTTAATTGTTGCACGTTGTCCAATCCAAGCCCCAAAAAGTTCCATTGGGAATTCTTCACCCGCCTCTACCCGCTCCTTAACAAATGCGCGTAATGTCTGTGGATGCACCTCTGTTTTCTGCTCGGCGTAAAAGCCTTCCATTTCAGCAAAAGCGGCAAAAGCTCCGGCTTTGTCATCCTCGCCCCGGCCAAACTGACATGACACCGTGTTCTTGATGATGTCATCGTACCCGTTGTCGCGGAGCCAATTGAACGCACTGTGTCTATCTGCAACACGTATGGAAGCGCCGTAAGTGCTTTTGACTACCACTTTACTACCGTCATCAAGCTCAAACGCAGATATACCCATCTCCGATAACATAGCGGGCATTTCTTCGTCGCTCAGTTTGAGTAGTTGCTCTTTTTGTTGCTTGAGTTGTTTCTCTATATTTGCGATAGTGTCTTCTTTATCGCGTATTGCTCTTGCCAAGTCTGCCACAGAATTGAGGCCCCCTTGGTCAAGTTTCTCGACAGAGTTAGAGTTTAGTGCTGCTGACTCCTCCTCCATCATACTAGTTAAATCGCTCATCGCGGATTCTCCTTCGTGGTTAAAGGCACCTTTTGGGCCTTGACAATAACTCATACTATCGTATACTGAGCGAAAGTCAACAGGTATTTTCAAATGAATTTTAATTACAAAACGGAACCTTTCGATCATCAGCGCGTTGCCTTAGAAGACTCGTGGTCCGCGAAATATTATGCGTTGCTAATGGAGATGGGGACGGGTAAAACAAAGGTCGCTCTGGATACGATGTCTATGCTGTACCAACAAGACAGGATAGAGGCTTGTGTTGTTATTGCTCCCAAAGGCGTATATGACAACTGGACGCGCTCTGAGATACCGACTCACGTACCGGACAGCATTGAGCGTATTATCCTGCGTTGGACACCTAATAGCTCAAGAAAGTATCAAGACGAGGTCAAAGCTTTTTTTGAAGACGACAGTGGCGCACTTAAAATATTTGTAATTAATACCGAGGCGTTCAGCACGGCTCGTGCTACCCGCATCGTATATGATTTTTGTAAAAAGCATTTAAACAACTTAGTTATTGTGGACGAGAGTACCACTATTAAAAACCGCAAAGCTCTGCGGTCTAAAAACATTATCGAGTTGCATAAGCTAAGTAAGTATCGCCGCATCCTGACAGGAAGCCCGATTACCAAGAGCCCAATGGATCTGTTTAGTCAGTGCCTTTTTCTCGACAAGAATGCGCTAGGGTTTAACAGCTACTATGGGTTCCAGAACCGATATTCTATTGTGGTCAAGCGCACAATGGGTGCAAAGTCTTTCCAAGAGATAACTGGATACCGCCGTTTGGATGAGTTAACAGAAAAGTTGGAAGGCTTTAGTAACCGTGTGCTTAAAAAAGACTGTCTAGATTTACCCGACAAGCTATATATAAGACGGGACGTACCGATAACTGACGAGCAAGCTAAAGTCTACAATCAAATGAAGAAGCTTGCGTTAGCTAAGTTAGAAAACGGTGAGTTGGTTACGACGGCAAGCGTCCTTACGCAAATCATGCGACTTCAGCAGATATGTTGTGGGTTTTTACAACCGGATGACGGGGAGATTCAGTCACTACCTAATCTTCGGTTAGAAGCTTTGATGGAAATAGCCGAAGATGTGCAAGGTAAAGCCATTATATGGGCAACATATACACATGATATTAACCGGATATCCACCGCTTTACGAGAGCGGTTTGGGTACAATGCCGTGGCTACTTATTACGGTGCTACAGAACAAGAAGAACGCCAGAACATCGTCAACGAGTTCCAAGACCCCGACAGTGAGCTACGTTTTTTTGTCGGGCAACCCAAGACAGGAGGCTATGGCATTACCNTGACTGCGGCCAACACCGTTATATATTTTAGCAACTCTTACGACCTAGAGATACGGCTACAGTCNGAGGACCGCGCACATCGTATCGGCCAGAAGAACCCTGTCACGTACATAGACTTGGTCACACCTTATACAATCGACGAGAAGATCTTAGACGCGCTTAAATCTAAAATAAACATAGCGGGTCGGGTTTTAAAAGAAGACACCAAGGGATGGCTAATGTAAATTTGGTTCGTCTTTTTCCAGTATCGTACTGTAGGCTTCCATCAAAACGTGGATTAAATCTTCTAGATCATCCACGTTTAACCACATAGCGGTAGTTTTTTTCTGGGGTCCTTCTTGACCGATTAAAACACCGGGCTCCAAATTAACATTCCTACCATGACTATAGATCCGGACAAAATTCCGAAGCTCTTCTTTAGGCTTTCTGTATTCTTTCATGTACAGAATATTATCTTCAGACATGTAATCATCCCATCAAACTGCCAATACCTTGGTCCTGAGATCGTATTATGCCGGATGCCATGTCATTAGGAAAGAGCGCGGCATACTGGGACCGGTCCACGGGTCTCGTTGCCGAGACCGTGGGCGGCGCAACAGGAGCCTGTACCTGCGTGGGAGGAGGCACGGGTTGCTGAAGTTGTGGAGCCGGAGATGGCGGCATGTTTTTAAGTGCTTCAATCATTTGTTTAGTTTCACCGGCTTTGCCTACATTAGGCCCAACCTCAACATCAACAATTTCTTCAGGGTCACTTATTATCAGACTAGCCGCGGTCCGTGGGAATTTAACACCAAATTTAGTAGTAACATTGTCTCTTAGTTGTTCTAAAATATTTCCGGCTTCTTTAGAATCTCTAGCTTTTTTCAAATAAATTGCAAAAAGTTTAGGATCTTCAAATAAATCTACCATAACTTTAGTAAGTTTTTGGTTAGGAAGCTTGTTGTAAATGTCCGTAGCAAACTTAGCACCACGAGCCGGTATAGCAATGTTTCCGGTGCCACCACGTAGACCTAGTCTTTTTGCCAAACTGGTAGCACCTGCTGAACCAACCATTGTAAGGTACAAGTCCATTAAGCCACTGGCTTCAGTCATTAAGGTATTTACGTTTCCTGATTCGACCTCTGCTTGATAGCTGACCATTTCTATAAGACTTTTATGAATCCGGTCTGCCATCTCCTCATCCATAACACCGTTTTCTAAAAGCCAACCACCATATTCAAATTCATTGGGATCTGTTTTTTGTTTTTTAGGTTTGCTTTTTACGGTGAGTAAGGATTGTTTACCAGCAGCTTTAGGTATTGGAGTAAACAAGACTTGAAACAATTTAGACGGCTTAAAAGCAAGTTCGTTGCCTTCTTTTAAAGTGTTACCACCTGCTTTGTCCACAGCCCAATCCAAGAAAGCGTGTTGCAAACCCGCCATAGCATCAGTCTGTTGTTCTGGGGTCAAATCTTTATTATTTACTACTTCTAAAAGACTTTTTAAGTTAGCCATAGGTTTATCACTACCACCGCCAATTGCGCTATTTATAGTAGTAATCGGACTTTCTGTAGCATCTGAAGCAAGTTGCTTAAAAGTAACTAAACTGGATAGTCGTTTTTCATTTGCAAGTTGTTCTTGGTTTACCTTAAACAAAAGTTGTTTTGCTTTATCGACATCTACCAAATCATTTTTGACAGACGCAAACTCTGGACGATCCAAAATTGTTTTAAACTGCTCCCTAAATTTATTTAAACTTTTAAAACTAATCTCTCCAGTTTGAGGGTCAAACTTGTTAGCCTTTGGGTCTATTAAATAGTTTCGCAATAACCGGTTCATCAAATCTTGTGCATCCGTTACGGTGTCTAAAACCACACCTTCCGAAGTCTCGTAAGTTGTATCAATTTTATTGTCTTTTAGAAACTTAAACATTACATCAAAATCTTGTAACTTGACTGCTAAAGCGTTTGATCCTCCTTCAAATAACTTTTTAGAAAGAAGCTCTGGAGGCACCCTAAGTTCCCCCGATTTTGCTTTAGATGCCGCTTTTCCTGTAAAAGTACGTGTGAAAACATCATTAAATGCTTTACTGTAAGCACGAGCTATTTTTTGTTCGTTTTTAGCGTTTTGATCAAAAGGAAGCTCTTCGATTATATCTAATAACAACTCCGCAAAATTGCCGGTAACACGAGCTTTGTCCTTATCCGGAGTAGGCCCTGCCGATAATGCTCTCATTGACCCTAACCACGTACCACGAGCGTCTATTAGCTCTCTAGTGGAAAGAGTGTCGTTAGGATCAATCACAGGACTGGGTATAGTCCCACCATCACCGTCACCGTCAGGTATAGTTCCAACTAATTTCTGTCGTAATCCTCGGGCATAGGTAAGTAGGTTCGATAGATTTTTAGTCTTTTCCGCGTCTAGCCCTTCAGGAAGATTTTCATACGGCGCTAAAAAGTCGTCTAACATTTCAATAACAGACGGGTTCTCGGGATTACCCGTTATGGCAAGGGCTCCCGAATCGTCTAAATCTTTGACGTTTAATTCAGAGTTTCGGGTGCTTTCCCACATTTGCCGTTCCCTTGCACGGCCCTCACGCATCAACTTCACAGTTGTCTCATAAAAAGCGCGTGACGTTTCATTGGGCGTTTCAGGAGTTCTTCCATCAGCGTCAAGGCTAAGTTTTTCAAAAGCTTGCAATCTTGCATCTGTTGCAAGATTAAGTCTGGCATTAAAACCCGCTTCATAATTAGCTTGCATTAAATCTGCCGCAACTTGAACTGCGGCAGGATCACCTGTTCTAGCTAAAGCTATAATACGGTCCCGATACATGTTAAAAAAAGCTTGCGACTGCTGAGTAGTTTTTTCACCAAGACCCGCATTTGTCGCATTATCCAAAGCATTTTGATGTCCTTTTATAACAGGACTGCCTGTTCGCAAAAAAACATTTTGAAGATGAGAAGCATCTGTAGAAGACGACCCATCACCTAATGTATTGATAATTTCCTCAAACTCAGGGTTCTGCAATAATTTTAAAATGCTGTCTACATCGTCTACAGGATTATCAGACGCAATTAAATCTCTATATATTATATCCATTCCTTTTTTTCTTAGAGCGTCTTCCGTACCCCGAAATTTTGAAAATAACTCTGTTGCAAGAGACTTGTTATTAGTCAATGTTTTGAGAAGACTTGGAACTAAACCAGAGGCAGTAGACCCAATCATTTCTCCTGTAAACCGTGAAAGACCACCATCGGGGTCTACAGTATCAGCAATCATTGCACCGGTCGCACCACCCACGGCTTGACCTGCAATTAAAATTCGCCCAAGCGCATCCATTTTTTCGTCAGGCGCTTGTTTAACTGATTTTTCAATAAACCGGTTTAAGCGGCCTATTGTATTCATTTCTTTCGGTATTTTAACCGCGTCTGCCATCTGTCTAATGTTTCTGGAACCCGCTACAGAAGGACCTTGCTTTGAGATAGCATCTCTAAGGGCAAGGGCTGTTTCTTGTTGTTGTTTTAAATGTTTTGCATAAGTAGGTGCGCCAATATCAAAGTCTTTAGCAACATTTTTACCTACA